TCACCTCGCTGTGCAAATTAATATGGTATTTAGAATAAGTCCTAATTCCATCAGTGCAAAGAAGAAAGTAGAAAGCATCGGTGTTTTCTGCTCGCTAATTTGCGTCACGAGGAATGCAGCCAACGTTGTGAACACTATTATGTTGATTGCTACAGCAATGATTGTTAATGGTAATCTCATTTTTCTTCTCCTATCATGAAATCGAGAATCTTTCTGGCAACATCATCTTTCGGCTCAAATGGCAATCCACAGTAATTGTAATGCTCTAAAGCCGATTTTAGGCTTGCTTTGAAGCCGTGGTAAATTTCCCCGCGTTGCAACAGTTCGTGTCTTAAAACTGAAATTGCATCAGTAATTGATTGAGAAGTGAAACTAATTTGTGCCAGACACTCCATTTCGATATCCGGCCTTCCCATCATTTCAAAGTTAAATGTCGGAACCTCATCAACAACAACATGAAAATCAACAGACTTTACTCTCGGTATTTCATGTTCATCAATAAAGTACTGTGTCCCCCTCCAGTCATACGGACTCGGATTTATAATTTTCACAACAGCCATCTTTGCATCCCCTTTCCTGTGCTTTGCAATACGCCAGAAGATGCTCTGCAATCTCCTGAAGCTGGATAACATCGTATTTTGGAATCTCAATACTTTCTGCCTCCAGAACCGGATACAAGACTCCGTATTTCGGTACCTTTGCCGTGACAGTTACTTGAATAAGTTTTGTTGCTACGTCAATCGGTTCATCTGGAAGTGGTAATTCATCCCGGCTTTTCTTGCCACCGATAACACATTCGATTCTGTCGGCCTTTACCATCGTGTAATTTTTTATTTTATTAAAATCCGGTTTTTCTTCTGTGATAACCGCTTTTCCGTTTTCTACGTACACATAATAAACTTTTTCATTTCTATTCATTCGTTTCATTCCTTTTCAAAACCGCCTTTTTGTATTTTGAAAAATTTTTCGAGTATCGACATTTACCTACCTCTTTCGAAAATATTCTGCCAGTGCTTCACGGGTGATCTGCGACACGCTTTTGCCGGTTCGGTTCTTCTCAGATATGAGTTTGCACTCTGACTGGTACGTCAGCCGGATCCGGATTGATTCGCCCTGTGGGTTATACTTTTTCATAGGCAGTATCCTCAGCTGACAATCTCGATTGGACATCCGAAGTACTTCTCTATTTCTTGTATTGTTATCTTACGAGGCTTCTTTAATTCAACCTCTACTCGTTGCACTGTGCCATCTTCTGTCTTTGCGATTCCTTTTCCTGTATAGCTTTCAAATTCTTCATTCGCATACACACTCAAATGCTTATATCCGTACGCCCTGCACCATCTTGCAGCCATATCTGCTATTTCTCTGAGTTCTTCCACTTCGTCGCCGAAGAGTTCGACATAAGTAATGGCTTGTTCCACTTCAGTACGTTTTACCGCAGGTGGAACTATAACCTGTTTATAAGGACTTCCGATAAATCTAAAAAATCTACATGACTCTATTGCTTTTTCACATTTAGGCAATTTGAATCCTTGAGCCACAGCCTTTTTCAGGAGCCGTTCTGATTCGACATTATTCTGTGTGGTAATAGACTTGTTTGTAAAATCAATCATTTCCCTCATCCTCCAATAATTTATACAACGTACTTCTTGATATTCCCATAATTTCAGCAAACTGAACTTTTGTGATTTCTCCATTCTGCCATCTAATCTTGGTGTTTTCAAAAAGTTCTTTATTGATTTCTTTCTTTGCCCGTCCTTTATACTTGCCCTGAGCTTTCGCGATTGCGATGCCCTCTTTCTGACGCTGACGGATACTTTCTCGTTCTCTTTGTGCCACGTATGAAAAGACCTGCAAAACGATGTCTGCGATTAATTTTCCAGTCAAGTCTCTATTCCGTGTAGTATCAAGTAATGGCATATCTTGTACAATAATGTCTGCTCCAATCTCTTTAGTGATTTTTCTCCACTCTTCTGTAATCTCATCGTAGTTTCTGCCAAGTCGGTCAATCGAATGAACTACCAGCACATCACCTTTCTTAAGAGAAGCAATCATCTTTTGGTACTCAGGACGGTTGAAGTCTTTGCCGGATTTTTTGTCCATGTAAATCATTTCAACTCCTTCTTCTCTCAGTGCTTCCATCTGTCTTGCTTCATTCTGGTCTACTGTTGATACTCTTGCATATCCTATCTTCATATATAATCACTCCCGTTTATTTATGAGTTGATTATACATCTATTCGATTATAATTGCAAGTATATTATACACATTTATGAGTATTTTTTATTGACTATTGAAACGTTTTTGATTATGATAATGTCAATAGGAGGTATTTATATGGTTTCTGATAAAATAAAGCAAATAATGAAGATGAAAAAAGTAACCAGTATTCAATTAGCTCAGCACCTTGGGATGTTACCGCAATCACTTGCAAATAAATTTTCAAGGGGAAGCATATCCGCAGATGAACTAATTCAGATTCTTGATTTTCTGGAATGTCAATTGATAATTGAACCAAAACCAGATGTGTCAATCAAACTGACCACTGATGATCTCAAAAGGGAACCGTGATGGTTCTCTTTTTTTATGCTCTAATTAATCCCTGTCCCTGAAGTAACGGTTGGGATGTAGTTGCAGCTAAAGTTTATTCTGCTCATGTTTAAACTCTCCGCAGTGGAGAAATCAGGAGCTGCACCCGTATTGCCTTGTTTTGTGTTGGCAGAGAAACGGTTAAGGCTTACCGCTTGTCGTGTTCGAATCACTATCTCTGCCATGTTGAGGAAATAAATATAAAATGGGTCTTTTTGTATTTTGGAATCCTTGAGCGACTCATTAGGCTGTGACGGGGTGTTATATATACCCCCTCCCGGGGTCTGTCCAGGTGTCACGCTAACCGGGCGGCCCTCTGCCCCATGGGTTCCCGCCGACCCGGTCTTGACGCTGTTCTTCGATGCCTTCGGCAGTAATCAAGGAGAAGTGCTGTGCTTTTCTTCGTCATATTGCACAACTTTTCACGTTTCCGCGTGTGTATATTATGGGTACACCCTAAAAACACACGCATTAACACTATATCTTGTGTATGGTACCGCTTTTATGCAATATTCTGTGCATTTTCTTACAACTCCGGTCTCTCTGGCTCTGGAAGCTCCAACACTGCTCTGTGCTTTTCTGCGATCTCCTGTGCACTGCGTTTTGGTTTTCCGGTATCCTCATTCGCTCCTCTTCCGTTTGGTGCGTTCCATCCGTACTGAGTGTTTAGCTTCATTGCAACGCCGGTATTGTTCCTGTCGCCAATGCCGATATTTGACAAGGAATGTTCATCCATTAACCTAATTTTTTTCACTAAATCAAGGTGTGAGGTGCTTGTTATCTCCCTATATTCCCCCCTTTTATTTAACTTCCATTCTTGTATATCTTTTATAACATTACCCTCAGTATCTATATATACCTTTGTTTTATACTCACCGTTTAACCAGTTATACATGGTTTGTTCGCTGATTTTTATGTATCTACTAAAACCTTGTATATTAACTTCTTTGTTATAGATTTTGCATATCTGCTCATATCTATCTAAGATATACTCTATAAGCAAAGCGTTATCTGCATCAACAATAGTCTGGCGATTATACTTTAGCGTCACTCCATCCGGTTTTAAGAAAATGTGATCACCAGCGTAGGACATGGCAGCTTCAAAGGTGTTCTGTTTCATCTCCATCGGACTCTCGATATTGTATTTTTCGCAAAACGCACGCAATAGATTTTCTGTTTCGTCTTCAAAATTCTCCAGAAGTTCTTCCGTTGTCCTCCTCTTTTTCACCTCGTTTCTTTTAGGCAATAAAAAAATACATAGAAATAAACAGGTTAATAGTCCAATGATCTAATTAACCTAGCTTAATCCTATGTATCGTAAAAAATCTCTTGTAAAAATCTGTATCTGTATTAAGTTGCTATTATCATTACATACTTTTTATAATTTTGTCAACAGTTTTTTATATAATATTTTTTTACCTTCTGGTATTTCTGATATATCCTCTACTACTCTATATATTAATATATATATAATAATTATATTAATCAACTCTAACCTTAGAGAATCTATGGAGGGGTATAAAAGATATTAACATACAGTACTGTACTGGTAATCTATTAATATATATAATATATATGTCTATCAGGTACATAAAAAAGTAGATGTCGAAGAACTCTTGATCTGATATAAGCTGTAACTCATATGCGATCTTTTCTCTGAGTTCGTTGTCCATTAAGTTTTCAGCAACTTCGTAGTCAATAGTTACGCCCCATTCATTCTTAACATATCTTCTATTCATCATTTTTACCTCTCCTTTTTCGCCCTCGTTTTACTGTTTCTTTACATTCATCCAGTAGAAACCATTGTACAGTCGCTTCAGATCATTCTCCCATGTTTCAACATCATGGTGATCTATTTTCGCGTACTGTTCCATTTTTTCATAACTGTAACCTTTTCGGCTGAGTAAGTCGGCAACTATTTTGTACGAATATAAAAACATTGTTTCGTCTTCTACGGGATCATCTTCATCTTCGAAGCTCCATTGATCGTCTTCAGGTACCATTGTTGACGATGCTTTTTCCCTGAAAAGTGCTATAACTTCTTGCTCTGCCTCGGAAAAGTTTCCGAAAGCAATAATCTCATTCGCTTGATTCATTGCTTCGGTCAATACCTTCCCGAATTTAGACTGCATTACCATAGGCTTATAGCCTTTTTTCTGTCCCAAAACATCATAGACGAGCTTTTGAATATCCATATCTTCTGGCAATTTCCGCGTCTGTATGTAGCAACACTCTGCACCGCATACGATGCAGTATACCGGCTGTCCGTCCTTCTGGCTTGCGTACTCCAAGACATCGATGAACATTTCATCCTGCCAGTCTCCTACTGGAAGCAGTTCAAATTCTATTCCTTTTTCTGACATTGCTGTTACAACCTGCGTCAGAGCGTTTTCGCCCTCGTCTGTGTATGATAATACGCATTTTTCACCGTAATGCACGCACTTAAATTCCATTCCGCATCCTCCTAATATTAACATTTAGAGCCGTCTCTTGTGGTATAGCTAAAAGAGTACGGTTCCGTTATGCCTGCCTTTTCTCTTTCTTTCTTCAAGATTTTTTCTACCTGCTCAAGACTTCCAACAGTGATCGTTCGAATCGGTAAATCGCTGCTATCAAAAGGACTGCTTAAAAAAACTTCAATTTTATAAGTTTTATAACCGTCCTCACTAACGTTGTAGACTTCGTCGCCAATTCTCTCTGAATAGTCTGTCCATCCGTTTACTTTAATCATGTTTTCTCTCTCCTTTTCTCTGTGAAGTTTTTAGTTACTTTCTTTAACTGTCTTTATTGTACATCATTTTTTAGTGTATGTCAACACCATTTCTTCAAAATCTTTTGTTTTTTCATCCGGCAAATATTCCAGTAGATAACCAGGCTGACATTCTAATATGGTACATAACTTGTCAAGTGTGTCTTGAGTAACAAGCCGATCACTGCGGAGCTGCTGTAACTGCCCTTCTGTGAATAGCTTATTCTTCCTTATAATATATGTAGTAACTCCTTTTTTTGCCATCATATCAATTATATTTCGCTTGTATCTAATCATATTTTTCCCTCCTTATAAGATATATTTTATCATATCATTTTATACACTATATCGCAATGTACAATATGTACAAAACAGCACTCTTTTATACATTATATTTTAGTGTATAATGTCAATAGACATACATTAATTTTTGATGTATTATAATCTCATCAACAGAGAACAAAACACAGGAGGAAAACAAAAATGAAAAAAGAAGAACGAACAATCTTAGAAACAATCGTATTTGCGTATCTGATCGGAGAGCGTGGCTGGTCACCAGTCAGAGCCAGAATGAAGGTTGAGTCAATGACATACGAAGAACTTGACGAATTTGTAAATTAATCCCTCCGGCGGCGGTCAAGCCGTAGCCTCAACGCAACCGCCGGATTAAAAAAGAAGAAAAGGAGAATAAGCTATGAGTTATTACACAATGAGCAACAAAGAGTTATCCCAGCTGATTCGTAAGACATTAAAAGAAAGCGGATTCACAAGTAAAGACGTATCTATTAGAGTTAGGGCGGCATTATATGACACATCTGTAAATATCACGGTTAAAAATCCACTTGTAAGGCTTTCGGAAGTGGAGGAAATTGTAAAAAAATTTTCTGAAGTCGATTACGACGAGCACAGCGGCGAAATTCTGGCGGGATGCAATGTTTATGTGCATTGCCAATACGAATATGGAATTTTCAAAGATGCTGCCGCCGATCTTCTCCCAGTTGCTGAAATGGTATTGAGCAACAAGGAAAAATATAGTGGTCACGCAATCGCAGACAACAAAGAAAAAAGAGTTCACATCATTCACTATCAGGGCGTGCAATGGACGCTTGCGGAATTTGAAAAAGATAAAAACGCCGCTTATAAATATAAACCTACATACTGGATTAATAGCGCAATGGATTTAGCCATTGCAATGTGGCGGTTCAAAAATCTTGGTACTATTTACGCTTAACAGGCCGGTAAGCGTACCGGGGAGCATTTCCCCGGCGGTCTTTTAATAAAATTCAAGGAGGATAAGAAAACATGATAAAAATTGATATGTGGTACAATGATAAGAAGGAGCAGGCAACCGGGCTTGACATCTGGTTTAACGATCTTGGCGGTTTTTATTCTGGAAATATCAAGATTTTTGGCAAGACCGTGGGTGACTATTACGCAGACAGCGTGCAGGAAATTTGTGAAGCGTTTCCGCATCTGAAAAAGAAAATCAATGATTGTCTGAACTAAATGCACTATATCTGGGCGGGTCTTCCCCGCCTGTTTTTCTAAAAATTGGAGGGTTTAAACATGAAATATCATTATATAGCAATTTCAACGAAAAATGACGGTAAAAACTTCGCTTCTGTTCTTCGGGTCGCTGAGTCTGATAACCTTATATTTTCCTTGCAGATTCCCGGGATAACCGCTGCAAATATTTGTAGCACAAAAAAGGAAGCGGAAAAAGTCGTTGACTTTTGGAATAAATGCTACAAGAAAAACAAAACTTTTGGAGGGTTATAAAAATGATAAATAAGATCACAAAACCAACATCAAAGCAGACTATCGCGGCCATAAAAAGCCGCGATTTTTCCGAAGTTCAAAGAATAAGGGATACCGCCAGGCAGAACGCCGCCGATGTTTTCCGGGCGGTTGCGTCCGGATCCGTGCCGCTGATCTGGTACGACTTGCCACCGGTTCGCTGTCAATCTGGAGCTGTGTCGGTCATGCGGTACGCCCTGCATCAGTCAACCAAGCTGGCAGATCATTTGCAGCTGTCATGTATGGAGATTAAGAACGGGCGTATCATTCCGACATCAGACCGCCAGTATAGTACATTGGACAATTCCGGCTTTCTCGAGTTCTTCCGAGATTTGCCGCAAAAAGCCCGCATCAACTACTTAGAGTAGCTTTTGGCTGCTCTTTTTCTCGTGTCTTTGGTTTTCTTGGCATTTCGTGCCTCAAAACGGCTTCGGATGGATTAGGCGTACATTTTACCGCTTTAGTTTCCAGAATCAATTCTAGCAATTTTTGCATAATCAATAATAAGGATTGACGCAAGGCATTAACAGCGGTATCATGGTTATATATACACTTCCGGCTTGCGGTCTGCTTCTGATCGTTTCCAGTGGTCTTATTTGTGCACTGTTTTCACGCCCGGTCTTTCTGGCAGTTTGTCCAGATTGTGCAGCTGGCAGCAGTTCCTGATCTTGCAAGGCTGTATTTTACGTTTTACAGGAATTAGTGCGTATATGCGTACTGGTGGCGATCACATTGTTTATAATTCCTTTTAGGCTCATTTACGGACTTTGTACGCATATTTGATTAAGTCCAAGGGTATCACGTTCGAATTGATTCTAGCTGACTTTTGTCAATCAATTACCACGTTTCTCGTGATTCTTTGCAAAGGTCTGCTTTGCTGTTTCACGATTTCAACAGTCTAGTACATTTTGAACTGGTGCTGTTCGGAACGGTCCCGAAACCTGCGAAAAAAATTGTAAAAAACGGAATAAGGAAACGACATAGCCTTATTTAAAAATCTTTTTTGTGCATTTGGCACAGTGTAATTTATAACATCAATTCTGGTGCTGTGAACTTTTCACAATTTATTTAACTTTTCTTTCTTCACTCGACCGGTTCTTTTGCCGGTCCCTTTGCGACTCATCCTCTGTTCCCTCTCCTGTTGCTTCTTGGTTCGAGATTTTTTCCTCATGTACGCATCGGTATTATATCCCATTGTATTTTCCCTCCCTGTCTCTAATCTTCTGACTGCGAGTCTTGAAATTCACGATTTCCACATCTGTTTTAAGTTCCGGCGGAATTGTCCCGACAATAATAACCCTCAGTGGGTGAATCCTCTTTTCCATTTCCTTGAATCCCTTGCAGAATTCCTCTCTGGATGCTCTGGCTTTGATTCTGCCATTAGTGCAGCACGCTACTGTGCTTCTTTTCGGTACGCCGTCAAACGCCCAGTCATAACAGTACTCCGGCGGTATGTTCACATTTGGAATTACCTTGATTCCGTTCATACTGAGATAATAAGACAATGCATGATTACGATATTTCTGCCAGATATTCATAGCGAACGGCATTCCACCCTGTCCAACAGCCATGGAAAAATCCGGTGCGATCACGCTGTGGAAACATTTCAGATGCTCCAGATACCTGTCTGGATTGTTCCAGATTCTCTCGAATTCACAGTCATGGATATAAAAATTCACCGTCAGCTTGCGGTGGTTCTTAATCTTCGGACTGAAGCTATCCTTGAAATCCACAGTATCTTCGCCCGGTCGGTCTGTGTATCGTTCCATCATTGGAATTTGGTATTTGCCGTCCAGTTCGGCTCCTGTAATCATGTACTCTCGCATTACGTCATATGCGGTATGGCTAATTCCCTGTGAGATCAT